TGTATGCTTCGCCCTTCTTCGTCATATACTTTCCCATCATCCGTGAAACCAAATACAGAGTATGGCTTACCATTAAAGGTTACGCCTTTACACTGTTCGTTGTTATATTCGATACATTCTTTTAGAATTGACTTTGGAACGAAGTAGCCAAAGCGGAAAACACGCTCATCTGTGTCGTGGTAGTTGTCTTTTTTGAAGTCTGCCTTAAAGTCCTCAAAAGAACGCTTAATTTCAACCTCAGTGAGGTATCCATTTTTATCTACAGCTATAAGGTCTGCTTCATGGTTAAGAAAGCCCCATGACAGGTTTGGAACTATAATATTTGTTCTAACACCGCCTAAGTATGCAACAATGATACTTTCTATCTCTTTAACTGATAGCTTTGTTTCAATCATAACCCCAACACTTGTTTAATTTGTTTCTTATAGTGTTCGTTTGCTGCCTGCTTGGTTTCCTCTAAAGAGCTACCAGGAGGGAGTGGAATTTCCTTTCCGTTAAAACGTAACAAACATATTCCGAAATCATCAATGTTATATCTACCAAAATATGTATCTGCATATTGGAAATATTCAATCCCTTTCCACTCCATTTCAGGCAAACTATCCATCACGCTCTCACGCCCTGCGTTGAAAGCTGCCTTGATGTCGTCAAATGTGAAGCACTTGTTATCTTTAAAGATAAGGTCACTTTTTCCGTTCACTCTGTCATACTCTTCCAAAGCGTACACCAGAGATAAGTCTTTCTTTTCTTTCATGTTGATTTGCTTTTTATTATGTAAATAAATCAAGCTGCTTTACAATTTTTCCGCTATTAGTTTTGTACTCTCCAAGACACTCCTTCTTAAATCTTTCTTCCATAGCATCGAAATAACCTTTATCAATCTCGCAACCATAAAAGTCAAAATCTAATCTGTATGCAGCGATTCTACTGCTTCCACTACCTACATGAGTGTCAAGAATCTTGTCACCAGCTATTGCAAAATTCTTTAGCAAATAAGCGTATAACTCGATTGGTTTTTGTGTTGGATGAATTTTATCACCAGCCCTATTATCGAATCTGAATAGTTTTGATGGTAAATTAAAAGACGTCCATGCGAATTCAACTTGCGAAAAGTTTTCCCATGGTTGAATTTTATCCCAACATATAAAACACCTTGTTGGAGGCAGATCAAAATAGTTACCTCCCCAGATTATTTGATTCTTGCTTACTCTAAATAACTCTTTAAAGTAATCTTTCCCTGGCGCAATATCCCAATTGTCTATACGACATTTATTAAAGATTCTGTTTTTTAGTTTGCCACAGCCATGGGAACTATTCTTAGGCAATCCGTATGGAGGGTCTACAATTGCCAAATCAAAAAATCTATCTGGTATAGATCTTAAATATTCAACACAATCGATATTATAGACTTTACTAACACTCATTAATCTAAACTTTCAAAGTGAACACATGTTCTAGTTTCCTCTCGATACTCAACAGGCACCCACCACAGCGGAGCGTCTGGAGGGTCAGGCAAGTATCTCTTGCACTGGTTACGGAGTTTACAAGCTACACCAAAACAATAGGCGTAATCATTTTTAATTTCGTTGTTCATAAGTTTTTAGTTTCTAAAGGATTTTTCGTTTCCAAAGTTTATAATATGTGCCATTTCTCTTAATCTATCTGCAAAGCGCTCATCATAATAACCTGAGATCTCATTAGCTGAGAGGTTTGATGTTGAGATAGTGCAGAACTGCTCTTGATAGCGATACATCATGATATCTGTAACAGCAGTGATAATATCTCCGTAGTTCATACTCTCACGTGGCTCTGCTCCAAGGTCATCAATACATAGGACTTCCACATTTCGTAAGAACTTGTATTCCCCCACAGCTTGGCTATTTTCCTTTATCGGGTTATTATATGCCTTTGCAAGTAGTACTAACTCTTTTGCGGTGACTATTCTAAAGCCTGCGTAAGGTAATTCGTGCATTTTATTTTCAGGTGTATATGTACTATCAGAGTGAACATAAGCATATAAGGCTTTAAGTGCATACACCATAGTCGTTTTTCCATTACCCTTATTTCCAGACAAGAATAAGCCAAATTTACTATCGTTTGACACTAGCCAACGTGCGATGTCCCATATATGCTGCTTGTATTCATCAGTAGCATTGAATAACCTCATACGTGTGGTAACCTCGGCTCTACATGAAGCATATAACATCGTATAAACTTGTTCCGCTGTGTAAGGTAGCCTAAAACGTTTCGGAATACGTTTTCTTTGCATCAGCTTTGAGTATATTTCCTCTACGTCCAGATTTACTGTCGGATCTAACTTTATCATTGCTTACAATTCTTAACCAGTTATTAAAATGTCTTTTTGCATCAGAGAGGTCTTCATGTCTCGTTTTCCCATCAGCGATACATTGTAATTTGAATTCATCAAGCTTTGCTCTTAACTCTTCTGCTGCCATGTGATACAGTGCCTGTAGATTATCAATCCAAACATCAGCAGACTTTAATTCGTTTATCTCATCGTCAAGTGTGAGTGCTTCTGATGCAGGCTCCTTATTAATGATGTTTACTTTGCTTATATGAGTTATTGCTTCTTCGGCATCTTTCTCAAGGCAACTAAACTCATTGACACTAGCACCACGCTTACAAGTTCTATTAATATTCATATACCTTTCTTGAATTCCTTTAGAGGTAAGAATACGATTGTTTTCAAAAAGAAGTTTATCGAATAGTCCAACTGTCAGGCAGCAATTAATAACCTCTTGTATATACTGTTCATCGTAACCAGACAACTCTGAGATAATAAATGGCAGCTCTTCATCCCACTTGGTGTAATATCCATCGCGGTAGATGATGCAGAGTAGGAGGGTATAAACTGTTATAGCTTTACCACCTTGATAGCGTATTAGCTTTCTAATCTTGATGTCTTGAAAGAAATCAATATCGAAAGGGAAATATTCAAGACCTTGTTTTATAGCACGACCCATA